ACAGAGTTATATAATAAAATTGCACCTCCTTTAGAGTATATTGATTCTAATCTTCATAAAAATTTTGTTGGACTGGCTGATGCAGCAGGTAATCTTTCTGTAGTGGATAAAGCTAAATTATTAGGGCTTCCTCAGAAAGAAATTAAAATTCTTTCAGAATTAAGTGGAGCAGTTTCAAAGTTAGGAAATTTTAAAATGGCGGGAGATCATACAGATATAGATGCTCTAATGAAAAATTTCTCAAAATATAAGAAAAATTATACAAGAATAGAATATATAAAAGATGAAATTAATGATTTTAAAGGAAAGAAATTTGATAGTAAAGTTATGACTCTTTATAAACAAGCAAAAAAAGGACAAACACATACTTTACTTGACGGGAAAAAAGTTCCTATTAAGGAAGCTTTAAAAAATTTACAAACTGATTTTATGGATAAAACAGGTCATCGTTTAGGGGGTTTTGAAATAAGTGAAACTGGAACAATTAGTATAGATCCTCAAACAAAAAGAATACCGGATCTTGCACACCCTATTAATACTAAATTAACAGAAACATTAAAAGGACTAGAAAAGTATAAACTTCCCGGTAAAAAAAACATACAAATCACAAATGTTTTTGATCAAGAAATGATGAAGGTTTCCACTGTTAAGGATAGGATAAATATTTTTAAAAAATACAAAGGCACTCCTGAACTTGCTAGTAGTAGATTTATAAAAGCAATGGGTTCTATTCCTAGATTAAAAAAATTAATTAAACCTCTTATAGCTGGAACGATTGGTGCAGCAGGAGTTACTACTTTATCTCAAGCAGGAGAAACAGGCGTAATAGACAAAGCTAAAAATTGGCCGATTGAACATCCATGGTTAACAGGAGGAGTGGCAACAGGAGCGACTGCTGCAACTAAAAAAGGAAGGAAGCTTTTAGGTAAAATAGCGGGTGTTGGATTTGGCCCAACAGGAATAGTAGGTTTAAATGCAGCGCTAGGTGTTGATCCAAAAAATACAGCAGATAGAATAGGTCTAGAAGCAGAAGCAATATTAGCTCCTTCGATTGTTAAAGGTGCGACTGATGTAACAAGTAAAATAAAAAACCCAATGTTTAGAAAAATAGCTGAAAGAGCTAGTCTAGGGTTAATGTCACCAGCAATGGCAATGCGTGCAGCAAGAATTGCAAGTCCAATTGGTATTGCATCTTTAGGATTAGAAGGTTTATATCACTTAGGAAAAAAAGGTGTAGCAGAGAAAAGAAAATTAAATGCAATGACTCAACAAGAACGAGATGATTATATGAGATCAGAAATAGATCCTTTAATGGATGAAGGAGGCATGTTATTTAATGACTAAAGACAATCCAACACTTGTAAAAAACATGAAACATGTTAAATGGAAGGAGATCCCTCCTTTGAAAGGACCAAATTCTCAGGGGTTGATTAAAGATAAAAAACAAGATAAACAAATACAGGAGAATAAATATGGCAGATATAGATAAAGGTCTCCCGAATACTCGTACTCAATTAAACGTTCCTGGGCCGGAACAAGAAGTCGATATTACGGAGCAACAACAACCAGCAGGAATAACACCAGAAGAAGATGGTGGTGCAACAATTGATTTTGATCCAAGTGCCGTGAACCAAGCAGGTCCAGCCTCGCACTTTGATAACCTAGCCGATATTTTACCAGAAGATGTTTTAGATCCCATTGGATCAAAACTTAGAAATGATTACCAAGATTATAAATCATCAAGAAAAGATTGGGAAAGTTCATATACCAATGGCCTAGATCTTTTAGGATTTAAATACGATAATAGAAATGAACCTTTTCAAGGAGCATCAGGTGCAACGCATCCAGTTTTAGCTGAAGCGGTAACTCAGTTTCAAGCATTAGCTTATAAAGAATTATTACCAGCAGATGGTCCAGTTAGAACACAAATGTTAGGTGTATCGAGTCCATTAAAAGAACAACAATCTCAAAGAGTAAAAGATTTCATGAATTATCAATTGATGGATCAAATGAAAGAATACGAACCAGAATTTGATCAAATGTTATTTCATTTACCTCTTGCAGGTTCAACATTTAAAAAAGTTTATTATGACGATTTATTAGGAAGAGCCGTATCAAAATTCGTACCCGCAGATGATCTTGTTGTACCTTACACAGCAACTTCATTAGACGATGCGGAAGCAGTCATTCATATTATTAAACTTTCTGAAAACGATTTACGTAAACAACAAGTAAATGGTTTTTACACAGACATAGAATTAGCAAAACCTTCTGACGTAGCTGATGCAGATAAAGTAAAACAAAAAGAACGTGAATTAGAAGGTATTACTAAAACAGCACGAGTAGAAAACTTATACACGTTGTTAGAGTGTCATGTTAATTTAGATTTAGAAGGTTTTGAAGATGTTGGTCAAGACGGTGAACCAACAGAAATAAAATTACCTTACGTCGTTACAATCGAAGAAGGTAGTCAAAAAGTTTTGTCTGTAAGACGAAACTTTGCGCCCAATGATCCACTTAAAAATAAAATCCAATATTTTGTCCATTTCAAATTTCTGCCCGGACTAGGATTTTATGGTTTTGGATTAATACATATGATTGGCGGATTGAGTCGGACAGCAACTTCGGCTCTCCGTCAGTTATTAGATGCTGGAACTTTATCGAACTTACCAGCCGGATTTAAACAAAGAGGTGTCAGAGTAAAAGATGACGCTAAACCAATACAACCAGGAGAATTTAAAGATGTAGATACTCCAGGTGGTAATTTAAAAGATGCATTTGTATTTTTACCTTACAAGGAACCATCACAAACTTTATTAGCTTTGATGGGAACTGTGGTAGCAGCAGGACAGAGATTCGCGTCCATTGCTGACATGCAGGTCGGTGACGGGAATCAACAAGCAGCTGTTGGTACGACTGTAGCTCTTTTAGAACGTGGTTCAAGAGTAATGTCAGCAATCCATAAACGATTATACTCGGCATTAAAAAATGAATTTAAATTATTAGCAAAAGTATTTGCTACTTACTTACCACCAGAATATCCTTACGATGTTGTTGGTGGACAAAAGAACGTTAAGGTTACCGACTTTGATGACAAAGTAGATGTACTACCGGTTGCAGATCCAAACATATTTTCTCAAACACAAAGAATATCTTTAGCTCAAACTGGATTACAACTTGCAATGTCAAATCCACAAATACATAATTCATACATGGCATTTAGAAAAATGTATGAAGCGTTAGGTATAAAAGATATTGATAGAATTTTACCACCACCGCCACCAAAAGCACCTAAAGATCCATCATTAGAACACATTGATGCATTGGGTGGAAAACAATTTCAAGCATTTCCAGCACAAGATCATAGAGCACATGTTACAGCGCACTTAAATTTTATGTCACTTAACTTGGTTAGAAACAATCCACCGGTTATGGCAGCAATACAAAAAAATATTTTAGAACATATTAGTTTGATGGCAACAGAACAAGTACAATTAGAATACAGAGAACAGATGATGCAGATGCAACAGCTTGCACAACAAGCAGCAGTTAACCCTCAAGCACAACAACAAATGGCTGAGATGACTCAAGGTATCGAAGCTAGAAAAGCTGTTTTGATTGCAGAGATGACAGGTGACTTTATGAAGGAAGAAAAAGAAATTACATCACAATTTGATTCTGATCCTTTATTAAAACTAAAATCAAGAGAAGTTGATTTAAAAGCAATGGAGAATCAACGTAAACAGGAAGAAACAACTGCTAAACAAGAACTTGAAAGAGCAAAACTACTTCAAGCTAAGAATTTAAATGAAGAAAAGCTTGAACAGAACGAAGAATTAGCAGAATTACGTGCTGATACTTCACTTGAGAAACAAGAAATAGCAAATGAAAACAGATTAACACTTGCTAACATGAAACCAAAAGGGTAAAAGGAGATATTATGCAAAACTATAAAAAGCCTACAATAATTAAAATGGAAGATTCTAAAAAAATTGTTGATCCAAGATCAGCAACAAGTTTTAGAGGAAAATCTTATTTAGCTGTTGGCAATAAACAAGAAGTTAAAGGTTCTGGCGCAGCTAGAAAACAAAAACCAGTAACTTGGGTTTAATATGTGGTTTGGTGCTATTAAATTAGCTTTAAACGCCGGCACACATATTTATAAAAAGAAAAAAGAAACTCAAATGTTAATGGCCGATGCGCAAGCTCAACACGCCTCTAAAATGGCGCGTGGAGAATTAGAATTTAGCGGAAAATTGTTAGAAGCTCGTCAAAACGATTATAAGGACGAGGTAGTTTTAGCGATATTGACACTGCCTATAATTGTGCTCGCCTGGGGAGTCTGGTCAGACGATCCGGAGGCCATGGAAAAGATAAAAATGTTCTTTGAACATTTTTCAGCACTGCCAAGTTGGTTTACAAATTTATGGATACTTGTATGTGCGAGTATTTTTGGTATAAAAGGCACACAAATATTTAGAAATAATAAAGAGAAAAAATAATATGGAATTAGAAAGACTATTAAAAATAATAAAAAATAAATTAGACAGCTTAACTATTCTTATAACAACTGGGGTTGACACCATGGAAAATTATAAGTATATATTAGGACAAATTAACGCCTTAGAGGCAACTAAACAGGAAATCTCTAACCTGCTAGATAACAAGGAGCAAAATGAAGGAACAGTCATCGATATTGGGGAACACAAACTCAAAAATAACACTACCAAATAAAGATTTAGTTGGTGTAAAAAAATCAGAAGAAAAAAAAGAAATTACAAAAGAAACAACAAAATTACCTAAACCTACTGGTTGGAGAATGCTAGTTTTACCATTTAGAATAGATGAAAAAACTAAAGGCGGAATCTTACTGGGCAATGAAACTGTAGACAGGCAACAAGTAGCATCACAGTGCGGAAGCGTACTTGCGATGGGAGATTCTTGTTATGCGGATAAAGAGAGATATCCAAACGGTCCGTGGTGCGTGGTTGGTGATTGGGTGGTCTTTGCTCGTTATGCAGGATCACGTATAGAAATTGATGGTGGAGAAGTTCGTCTTTTAAATGAAGATGAAGTACTAGCAACCGTTCAGGATCCAACAGATATCCTGCACAAATACTAACATAGGAAGGAACTATGCCAGAAGAAAATAAAATAAAACATGACGAACCCATGGTAGATATAGATACTTCAGGTCCAGAGACCGAAGTTAATTTACCAGAAGAAGTAGTTAATAAAGTTGAAACAGAAAACACGGAACAGGAAACAGTAGTAGAAGAAGTATTAAAAGAAGAACCAGTAAAAACCGAACCAGAAAAACAAGACGAAGAATTAGAAGATTATAGTAAAGGTGTTCAATCTCGTATTGCAAAACTTACTCGTAAGATGAGAGAAGCAGAACGTAGAGAAGCTGCAGCTGTGGAATATGCACGAGCGGTAGAACAGAAAAGACAAATTGATAATGAAAGATTTCAAAAAGTTGATTCTGATTACACCAAAAAATTTGAGGAGAATGTTAAAACTGGAATGGATTCCGCGCAAAAAGAACTTGCGACGGCAATCGAAGCTGGTGATGCAACTGCTCAAGTTGAAGCTAATAAAAGAATTGCTACACTTGCATTTGAAAATGCAAAATTGGAGCAAAGAAAAGAACAACAACCAGTTAGACAGGAACCTGTCCGACTACAAGACGGTGGTAATTTACGTCAACCCACACCACAAGATTTACCGGCTCCAGACCCTCAAGCAGAGGATTGGGCAAGTAGAAATAAATGGTTTGGACAAGATAGAGCTATGACTTTTACAGCATTTGAGGTCCATAAAGACCTGGTTGCTGAAGGTTTTGATCCTAAATCAAATGAATATTATGCGGAAGTAGACAAGAGAATAAAAGTTGACTTTCCCCATAAATTTGGTAATACTGAAAACATAGCAACGAACAGACCCGTTCAGTCGGTAGCTTCAGCTAATAGAAGCGTAAAATCTGGTCGCAAAACTGTGAGACTCACATCTTCACAGGTAGCAATAGCTAAAAAATTAGGTGTGCCACTCGAAGATTATGCAAAACAATTAAAACTCACGGAAGGAGCATAAGCATATGAAAAAAGAACAAGAAAAAAAAGTAACTTCTCGTGCGAGCCAAACTCGGTCAAATACTGAAAGACCAAAAGAGTGGGCTCCTCCATCTTCTCTAGATGCACCGCCTGCGCCGGATGGATTCCGACACAGATGGATACGGGCAGAGAGTTTAGGATTTCACGATTCTAAAAATATCTCTGGAAGATTAAGATCTGGTTATGAGTTAGTGAGAGCTGACGAATATAAAGATACTGATTATCCCGTAGTCACTGATGGTAAATACGCAGGAGTGATTGGGGTCGGTGGCCTTTTGCTCGCAAGGGTACCTGAAGAGATCGCGCGTTCTCGGACTGAATACTTCAAAAAACAATCTGAAGGTCAGGAAGAAGCAATAGAAAACGATTTAATGAAGGAAGAGCACAAGAGTATGCCAATCAATGTTGATAGGCAGTCTCGCACAACCTTCGGTGGTACAAAGAAAAGTTAATTTTCTTAAACTATCGATTTAAATCAACCGTGACTGGAGGTCCGCAAGGACAGGTCACATAAGGAGTAATAACATGGCTAATAGAAACACAGCCGGTTTTGGTCTAAGACAATCTGGGACGTTAGGTAATACACCTGCGAACCAAGGTCTTTCTCAATACTGGATTGATTCTGCAGCATCAGTTAATCTTTTTAACGGCATGGCGATGAAATCGTCAGGCGGTTATATGATTACTGGTGAAAGTGCAACTACCGTTACGACGATAGGTGTTCTGTACGGAATCTACTATAACGCAGCTTCTACTAATAAACCCACTTGGGCGCATTGGTATGACGCAACAATTACTCCAGCAAACAGCGAAGACACACAAGCGTTTGTTAATGATTATCCT